GCCGAAGCAAGGACAGGACCAACTACGCCGCCGGGAGGGTTAATCCAGGCTTTCGCAGCAAACTTAGCGAGATCTACGTCAGGCATGTTGAGTCTCCAAAAAAGTAGTCCAGACTGTCTAATGTTCCCTCACCAGTTCTGGGGTAAAACTGGTGCCCAAGCATCACCAAACAGCCCGGACTTTCCGTTAGTAACCGGCCGGAACAGTCAGGTTGTAGATGTAGGACGCCGCCTGTGGATTCTTGTGGAAAAGATTCCACGAAGCCACAATGTAGAAGATCTGCGACGTGGCTACGCCACCGGAAGGACCGCGCATCTCGAAAATCTTACGGCCACCGACCGTATAGAATCCGGGTGCCTTGAGTTCAGCACGTCCCCACAGCGAGGAAATGTTGAAATCAATACGGGTCTTATCCCACAGATATGAAGTCTTCACTGGAGCGCCAGCGATCTGCATACCCTGACCGAAATACAGGTTAAGGTCTTCTTCCTTAGCCTGCTTCTGGATGATAGAAACTAACGTGCCAAGCGACTCATAGCTCGCCGCCTGTGCCGGATGCATCCACGCTTCCGGCTTGTAGTTCTTATCAATACCGACGCGATCACCGATCTTGTTAATCGCCAAACGACCATGCTCCAGTGCAAGAGCACTAGAAGCATCAACACCGTTAGCAATAATCTCAGGGATAGCAGCCCTAGAGAGCCCAAGCCACGAACCAGACGTAGCGTTGCTAACGTGGTAAGGCAGACCATAGAGTCCTACCGGGGTAGCACCGATTAAACCTTCCGGCAGGATTACGTCACCGGGAGCGATACCGGTAACAGACGCAATCTTGAAGGTCTTGGTCGGGATATCAATGAACGTAATCTTCTGGGGTCCGCCAGGAGTCTTGTTCGTTACACGAGTCGCATCGTATACCGAAACACGCTGGCCAACGCGCAGAAGCTTTACACCGAAGCCGTCCGTGGTGCAAAGAATCGTATCCACACCCCCGGCTGGCGTAGCCGTGGTAACGGTGGCGAGAACTCCAGTGCCAGCGGTCATGCACTGAGCTTCCGACTGACGGCGGAATTCTGCCATCGAGTTCGCTAAGAGGTCGTTAAGCGTATTGATTACCGCCTTACGCTTATCGTCCGTGCCCCACTCAGCCTTGGTAGTCCACTGAACGGCGAGCTTCATGTTGACGGTAGAGATTACCGCCTTATCGTAATCCGGCGCTTCGCCAGTCCCCATGTCTCCGTTATCGGTATCGAAGTAACCGAAAGCCGAGCCGGGGTGAAGCTTTAACGGAATACGCATATCCCGCGTGGAGACGACCTCTACCTGAGCCTTTTCAATGCTCGTGTAGAAAAGGTCGTCATTGTCATAGAGGGTAGGAACGTTCTTCTCTACCTTCTCTAACTGAGTTGCTACGACATCAACATTATCCTGCATGGCTGCTTAGCTCCTAGGCAACTTTAGCTTCTGCTCGGTCTCTTTGTTCTGCCAAGGAATTGAGGAATTTTGTTACAGTTTCCTTATACTGGCGCTTCTTTGGCGGACTCAAATACTTCCACAGCACGCACATCACCATCTGGACTTCCCAAAAGGTATTCACACGATACTGATATACCCTACGTCCAGTTGTTGATACTAAAGCTATGTTACCTCGATTGTTTGTGGCTTTCCTGAACCTAATGAGGGCAAAATCGCCTAGTTGGTCTATTGCTAGGACTATGCGAATTGTCGGCTTAGGTCTGTCTTTGTTCGTTATGCCAACGTGAGTGCATCCCTCACCGTCGAAAAAGCCGGCAGCCCATGCAAGTTCATGAGTGTCCATTAGCTTCTCGCGATGATGTCTTTATCGGAGAGTTTTTTGCTGCGTGCGTCTGTCACGCTAATAGTTCTAGACGTTCCTCTCGATGCAGAACCACTTGGCACATTAGTGTTGCGGTTGACTTTCTCGGAACGTGACCTATCTTCATCGACTTGTGAGCTCATGATTTCCGAGCGCACACGCTTCCTGATACTCGGTATAGAAGTTCTTGCGCGTGACAGATACGCCGTTACAATGCTGCCTTTGTATCTACCCGAGTATTTTGACTGTCTTTCCCTACGCCATAACGACATGATACGATTCATGTGGTTAGCGTCTGAACTAACTTCCTTGTCCACTTCCGCGACGATCTTTTCCATTATGAGCTTTTTGATTCCAGGACGCATAGACTTTGTAGGGTCTATGCTCTTGGCAATCTCAGTCTCAAGCTGGCTGCGAATGTCCTTGGTAACGCCAAACATTAACTCGTTGTGCTTACCAGTGTAGAACTCGTTACGCTCTTGGGTAAGTTCCGGGTCCGGCTGCGCCAAACGCTGGCCCATCGGAACCTTACCGTATTTGTCATCCCGGAAAATCGCCTGATGCACTACCATCGCGGCGTTTTGCAGGTTTGTATTGCTGTTTTCCTGCCCGGCTTCTAAGACTTCCGCTAAGACGTTGCGAATCAGTGGGGCAGTTACACGGAAGTAAGCCTTCTGATTCTTCTCAAAGAGCGCGGGCAGGAAGTTGTTTGCAAACCTATCAACGGCGCGATCGGATATGGTTGCAACTTGATCTAAGAACTCGGCAGCATTACCAGCCTTGACTGTATCCTCAACAGCACGAAATGATTCAATCGCCTCGATTGCTTCGTCTGCATCTTCCAGATTAGCAAACCGCTTGGTGAACTCTTGTTCACGGAAAAATGCGGTCTTAAGCTGAGGAAATCGCTTGAAGAATTCTGGAAATTCTTTCTTAACATCGGAATACGAGACACGAATTAATGTGTCTTCATCTTCGCTTTGCTTTTTGTCTTTTTGTTCAGTATCGCCTTCCCTATCGTCACCCTCGTCGGTTTCGGTGTCTTCCGTTTCTTCGTCTTCTTTGTCATCGTCTGGCTCCAGAATTTCCAGGTCTGAGAGTTCTTCTTCGGGCGGAGCTTCTACGACATCATCTGGCGAAAACAGTGGAAACATGAACTTCATAGTAAACTCCTAAGCCCTTATTCGGGGGGAGGCGGTCCCCCGGCATTTGCCTCTTGGGCAGCCATTTGCTGTTGTTCTTCGTTAATCTGACCTTGCTGCGCCTTCATGATTTCCGCTATGTGCTGCAAGTAATGCACTTCGCAGTTTGCGATACCTTCCGGGTTAATGCGCTTGTGAGCCTGGCCTGTTGGGCTATTGAGGAAGACTAACAGTGCTTCGGCTTCAATTTCGTGGTTATCCGTTAACGGGTTAATCGGGACTGAAGGCATATCTGGGCCAAGCGGCGGACCCTGCAACAGTTCCCCAATTTCGCCCATTTGCTTATCACGCGAATCAGCACCAGGAATATACAACGGGATGCCCATAGCTTTTGCAGCCAGATTAGAATTCTGCGGGTGCATCAGCCACGAGGAAATATCCTGATTGTTTAACGTGAGCAGTTCCATTAACGTGCCACGAATCTGCGAGTAGCTAGTCGGTAATTCCTCGTCTACATCGGGCTCCACACGCCCGACACGCCCGGTTAATTCTGCCTGCTTAATCCAAATATTGACAAAGCCGGTTGCGCTTTGCGGCGTTTTGGTTACCATTTTCTCGTCAGTAACCATCGAATTCGTGAACTCTGTTACCGACTTATACATTACGCTGGCCCACCAATACTTCAGCATGGTCCAGTTAATGTTCAGTCGCTGAAGCGCCTGGGCACGAGACTGGGAATATTCTGATGCGGTTTTGCTTCCTGATTCGCTAGGGCCACCATAAATAGATGGGAAACTACCCACAGAAAACTGACCATCAGAATCCAGCCGACCAACAAAGGCTTCAATTTCCTCATTGAGCGTAGCCGTTTTCAGTGAGTGGAACGATTCACCGATAGAAGCTCCCAGTGGCTTTTTAACCGGGTATACCATGCCAGCTTTGGCAGTTTCTTTGCCATAGCTCTGGAAGTCCAGCACGTCCTTATCTGCAAACGTCTCAGGAATCGAGTGCTCGAATGTTTCAATCGCTAAATCGACCGCTTCATTACGCAGTTCCTGAATTGGAATCAGGGGCTTCCCCATCGGATCTGCGTGCAAATGAACACTAGTCGGATGCTGCGTAATTTCCCAATGTGCATCCAGATCTTCATCGCGCACATCGACGACACGATCGTTAATGATCGTAGCGTAGCAGCCCTTAGGAAACTTCTCCTTCATGGCTGCAATTTTATCCGGGCTTTGTTTAAGCGGGGCATCAAATGCCCACGGACGCAGCCATTGGCAGTTCACGGTAAGCAGGTTATTACGGAGTTCTTCACGCGAACCTGCGAAAGTCCTATACTGGCGCTCAGTGAAATCCCGGCTAGAAATACCACCTATGGCATCTGCTGCCTTTGGGAACAAATTCATGAGCATGGACTTATGCTGCTCGAACTTGTGCCTCAAATATGGCGTATCGCTGGACTTCCGAGCGTATAATGCTACGTGGACATACAGAGGACCAAAGACCTCAATGAGTGTCCGCGATTTGGCTTCTTCGGTATATTCCTCGATCTTCGGAACTTGTTCTTCTTCGCTTTGAACGTTAGGCGGTGCAATCGTGCCACAATTCGGGCAGGCAAGAACCTCACCAAAATCGGGTGGCATAGGATCGTCCATAGTTTCTTTTTGATCTATGGCACCCATGCACTGCGGGCATACAGCAGTATGCGAGCGGATCGTCGTTGGCATCTCAGAATAGCGGGGGACTTCGACAGTTCCGTATTCCGAGCTAGCCCGGTTAAAAATATGTGCGAAAGCGATCCCGTGATTGTAAAGATAGAACAAAGCACGAATGAAAACTAGAATCCCGTCGTTGTGCTTCTGAATGAGTTCCTGAATCTTAGAGTATGCCTTAGCAGTTTCGATGTCCTCGGCTACGTCAGCGTCGTCGGGATAGAAAATTGTATTCGGCAGCTTAACGGAGAGAGCGGATATAAGCGATTCCCCGTGAGCACGATAAATGTTGATGATTTTATCATACATGTCGGGGTCGTATTCGTCATGATTATCGAGTCGCTTCCAGTCGGTAGCTTGGAAGTCATAGAAGATTCGTTGCAGACCCTGCCAGTATAGCTCCGCTTTCCGATAGAAAGCGTTCATCTGCTCCCGAGCTTCTTTATCTTCGTCCTCGTAGTATTTCGTGCAGGTTAGAATCGCGTCTACGAGGTCCTTTGGAATCCCGGTTAATTCATCGTTATTAGAATCTTCCTCGTTAACTTCGCCCCCACCGGCCTGTTCTTGGCCGGGCATATCGCCGATTTCCATATCGGGATTGAGATTCGGCACTGACGGTATGACTTCTACGTCAGTGCGGAATTCTGGATCAGCCTCGACCCAGTTCGAGGGCTCAAGGTCTAGTTCTTCTAATGGAAAGCCTTGGCCCCTTGGCGTAGGGGGCATAGGCATTTGCGGATTAACCGGGAATCCTGGTCCCATTATTTCTTACCGAAGAAACCCATTATCTGCTTCTTTTTAGGGAAGTTAGATTTCCCACCCTTGGGCATGGCTTTCACTACTTTTTCCTTCAGAGTTCCCTGTCCCTGTCCGGGGGGAACAGCACCAGCAAGAATTTTATTGAAATTCATGGCTATTCACCAGGGAGCTTGCCGCGTGGATGAGACTTCCTATACGCTGCGTCCTCATCAGCTTTCTTCTTATCCGCAGCAGCCTTAGCCGCATTCTCCGCTTCAATCTTGGCTCTAACTTCAGCTTCGATTTCTTCGCGGGATGGCCCCGATGCTGGCGTAGTTCCTCCTCCACCTGCAGAGCCAGAGCTATTCGTTCCTCCGAAGTATTGGTCTACTTCAGCTTCCGTAGGTAATGCGTAGTTCTGCCAGCTTGGCTGACCTAAGCCTTGACCGCCCTGTTCACTGTTATAGGCTTCGATTAAGCGGTTAGTATCCCCTGGGTTAGCTTGCTTGAAACCTTGAATAAAGTTAGCCGGGACGCCCAATTTAAGGGCTTGAAGTTCCTGCTGCTTTGCCAGAAGCGGAGTAATGGAGCGACCCATCCCGATAGTTTCTCCGATACCGTCAATCCAGCCACCGGAAGTGCCACCCTGAGCGTATGGCATATCCTTATTGCCGGTAGGATTAAAGCTGTTAATCCGCTCGGCTAAGCTGCCCGCATAACCGGGGCCGCCAGGATGAAGGTTATATTCGTTCCTGTCTTTCTCGTAGATTGGAACTCCGGCTGACTTTGGAACTGCCGAGTTTGACGATGCCGCAGCCTGCGCAGCAGGCGTTCCTAATGGATTGAATCTCTGCGTTGCCTGATTCGTTAATGCCTGCAAGGTCGGAGACTGCAATGCAGTGTTAAGGTTTGGAGTCCTAGCATTGACAGAATTCTGACCATTATTGCTAGCACCACCGGTCATATAGTGAACCGGCCCACCATCATATGGCGTAGCGGTATCACCACCCCCGGTTAATTCTTGCTGTCCTTCACCGGCACCCGCTAATGGAGTTTCACCATTGAAGCGTCTCTTTTGGGCTAAACGACCAGCATAGCCAGTCTGATTGGCTCTAAGCGTGCCTTTATAGTCCAAACGCTTATCAATGTCACTAGTGCCACCTGTAGGCGCTAATGCATTGTTTGCTGTGCCGGGCGTCATCGGAGCCGGGTTTTGCGCAACTGACGGTGCAGTAGCTCCCATTAAGCCTTGTCCAACGCCGCCATATCTTTGCAATGCCATTATCGGCTCCTATGTTTCGTCTCTGGCCTTATTTCGTTTCTCTAACGAGAGTCTTGTGGCCTGATTGGTTCTTGATCTGAGCGATTGGAAACCGCCGATTGGTTGTAGTTTATCGGAAGTTGCCGGGATAGCGCGGTTAATTCCTGAAAGCTCGTCAATCTTAGCCTGTAAATCTGATGCGCGTTCCTGTTCCTCGCGCCATAGTTTCTGCCAGTTTAGGGATTTCTCGCTAGCGTGGGCAGTTCGTTCATTAGCCCGCGCAATCTCTACGTCTTTCACGAGGCAATCAACGCATTCGATTCCCCCGAGCAGAGTGACGACGAACCCCAAACCCGACGTTCTTACTCTGTTCCAATACTTCCATACGCCGGTAAAAAGTGGTCTGATCTTTAGTCCTATCGAGATCAGTAAGGATTGTAGCTGTCTTAGCCAGATCTGCGGCCTTGTTTGCTGAGTCACTAACATAACGATCGACCATGCGGATTAGACCACGAATAGAATCGTAAGGGTCATCACCGCTAAACTCTGCTACGTCTTCAGGATTCGTGTCGTCATAGACGCACAGGGGAATTGTGTTAACGAGTTTCGGACAAGTATCCTTACAAATTAATAACCGGGGTAGGTTCTTCTCTACCAACGGTGGAAGAAACATGTTACAGTAAGAATCGTATCGTTCCTTGCCGTAAATACGGAATAGCCTATCCGCTACCGTATTATCGAATGCTTCCTTACTAAGCGGGCTTCTTTCGATCTTGCGCCACCTTAAGAACTCGTGCAGTAGTAATCGACCGCCTATCCTATCACGCCCGGTTGAAATCGGATTATATCCGGATTTATGGGCGAATTGCTGCGCTAACGTGTATTCATTACCGTGATCTTGGAACGCTGAATGGCATAGACCAACTTGCTCGATCTTCTCACTGTTCGATAGCTCAATGAAATCGTTAGCCCAGTCAGCGACTTTCTTGCCTTTCTCGTTGTATTCCCTGTAGACGATTACTCGTGCGTCCGGTGTAACTGCTCCCCAGTAACCCGCCGATGCAGCCGAGGTTCCCCAGTCTAAATGGTATAACCTAGGATACCAAACCGGGATGTCTCGTGGGTGCATGTCGATGATGTGTAGCGCATTGTCCGGCTCGTTCGGAATTTTCTCGCTACGAAATTCATCGAATACCTGGCCTGAGAACAGCCACCAGTCACCATAAATTTTAGAACGTCGCTCTGCCTCCGGTAGCATTTCCATCCGGGCCAGATAGCCGGGATCGTTCTTAAGTAATGTCGGATTGTCCGTAGCCGACGCCGGGATAAAGATGCGCTTATTGATTGTTACCTTACCAGTAATGTCTGTTACTGCTTCTTCGAGTATCTTTCGGCCTTCTTTAGCTGGCTCGATAAAACGCTTTCGGACCCACCCGTGTCCGATATTACCTGGATTACTCGCTGAGCGCACAATTGAAGGCAGGTCAGGGTCACTGCTCCTACCGCGTGAGAACGCGAGATACATATACTGGAATTCGGTGAAGTGTGT